GGGGGCCATTATCCCCCCGGACCAGCCGGGCACAGATGAGAGTTCACTGTGAAAACTGGAGCAACGAGCCTGGGTCGGGCTTGGGGCACTCGGGAACGCCAGCCATGTGACGGGGCGCCCAAACGGTCGACGGTACTAGGCGGAAAACAAACCGCTCTTCCCAGCCTCCGCTAAGCGCGCCGATATTCCATGACGACTCCATGCACATAGTTTGTCCGCATACGTCCGCAGCAGCCAGATGACTCCAGATCGAGTTCTCACACTCGTCTGGGGACTGCGTAACGCCGAACTGAGCTCGGCTCATCTCGTGGCCGAGCGGCCACGAGAGAGCGTCAAAGCTGCCTCGCCATGTGTCAGGTCCCTCCTCGTACCAGCCAGCAGCCTCATCCCGGACTCGACGGCGTTCCTCCGCGGTGGGCAGACCACCCGCGCGGACCAGAGCACGCCGCTCCTGGTTGTAGATGCTCGATGTTAGATCCACTGTTGGGGCAGGGCGAGGGGGGACTACCAGGTCCGCCACTATGTTCCTCTCCACATGATACCGCAACACTGCCATGTCGGGGACGAGGCCGTGAGCCTGTCCCCGGCGCCAAAACACGCGCCACATTCGCTCCTGTCCGCCCGCCGCGCCCCCTTTCGCAAGACCCGGCCCGTAGGCGGCCAGGTGCGTCAGGAGCTCGGCAGACACCACGTCGTCCAGGGGATCTATCTCACCGACCCGCGCATCGCGGAGCCGGATTTCGCTGCTGCGCCGTATCTCCTTAAGGACCCTGTCCCACAACTCGAAGTCACCGTCACGCTTGGCGGAACCAGCCGCCTTCCGAAAACAGTACATGTCCGCGTTGCACCAGCTATCCAGGAACATCGCCAGCTTCAGCTGCTGCCTCGACACAGTCGGGGCGAGCGTCTCCCAAGTCTCTGAACGGGGCAGCCCAAGGCCGCCCAAATCGCGTGGAATGAACCAATGTTGACCGGGGCACATCCGTTTCGCCTCGTCGAGGACCGGCTTCCACGCCTTCAGCGCGTAAGTCAAGATCCGACGGCGATCGTCGCCCACCCAGCCACTCAAAAGCTCGTAGAACAGTCCGCGTAAATCGCCAGGGCCGTAAGCGGCTGCGGTATCGCGCATATCCTTCCCGGACTTCACATTCCGGCACATCAGAATCCCCATGTTGAGCACAGGGACCTGGGAAGCCAGGCACCGCAGCACGCCGAACCAGTCGGCACGCCACGTCAAGGTGAAGATCGTCGAGTTGATCACGCACCACTTCTCCGCCACATAGGTCTTACCCACGGAGGTAACCAGACCCGCCCGCCGTGTCGTCGCGCACCAAAGTTGGAAAGAGTCCAGATCGGGAACCGTAAAAAGGATATCGTCGCCGTTGATCAGCATCGCGGTTTCGATGAGGGTCAGGCTCCGGCCGAGACTCTGCTCGAGGCTGAAGCGCGTGACCGCCGCGTTGACGATGCAGAGGACCGGGAAGCTCATGGGAGAGCCCATAAGCTGCCCGTTTTGCTGCTCGACAGACCACTTGACGCGCTTCCCCTGCAGGGAGCGCACGCCCAGTGACCCGCCAGAAACGGAGTACTCGATCACGTGGCCGGTGAGCCCACGCAAGAATATCTCCTCAACGTCCGGGCTGAAGCGAAAGATCTCGCTCAAAGCCTTGACACAAGCCTCAGAAAGCAGCCTGTGCAGCCCGTCCGTAGCAGCCTTATAATCTCCTGACACCATGATCTCTCCGACGCCGTTCTCCGCACACCACTCCACGTCGCATGTCGAAACTGTCTTGCCAATGAGCCGGAAGGTCGGGTGCCGCCGTAGCCAAGAGTGCACAGCACTCTGGACGTGGGCTCCCATGTAGTACTCCCGGGTCGGGCCTTTGGTGATGATCCGCACTTTGAAGGGCTCGACAAGCCCGATCGCAGCGCACTTGAACTCGGAAAGGCGGTCGTGGGGCAAGAAGGAGTCGGCATAGAGCGTGCCAATCGTCCCCCACTTCCCATAGACCTCCCACGGATCCACGATGGGCTTGAGCCCAAACAAAGCCGACAGGCCCTCGAACTCGCCCACAGGGCGCGCATCGATGACCGCCGTCTCCGTCACTCGCTTCTCCTCGAAAATCATCTCCGCATGGCCCATGGCGCCCAGTTCGGCGCGACCCCACTCGTAGTGTGCCCTGGTGCTGGGCAGCTTCACATTCGCCACCGGGTCCGCGGCCACCCTGGCCGCGATCTCCCAGCACGTCCGCGTCACCTCCTGCTCCAAGTCGCTTACATCGATGCCGGGCGGGGGCCGTGCCATCGCGAAGCTATGGTCCTTCATGCTCACCTCAACTTGCCAATCATGGCAGGGGGGAAAGCCGCGTTTGAGTTCAAGTAGTGTCGCCAGGATGGAAGAGGGCCGCGCTGCGCAGCGCGCCCCTTGCTTCCCACTCATCACGATGCGGCACAGCTGCTGCCGGCCTCGCCCTCGGAGAAACGTCCCCGGGACCTCATCGTTAGCCCACTCGGGCCCGGGCGGCAGCGGTTGTTCAGTGCCCCGTGCAAAAAGACAGCACAGGTGCCACTTCATCCATTGCTCGAACCGGCCGTCCACGTAGTGGAGCCACGCCTGTCGTACGAACCTCTCTTGCGTCTTCTCGTCTAACGTCATGTCATACATGTCAAAGTACACGTGCAGGACCCGCGCCGCCTCTACCGCCTTGCCGAAACACTCATCCACGTAGCGCTCGCTAACGCAGCGGCATGCTCGTACTGGTGTGATGGCTTGGCCCTCGCCTTTCTCGACCGCCCAAAGGGTCGGCTCCCCCTTGACCTCGGGGAGCCGGAACCGGCGGGAGTTGTAGCTTAGGCCGTACCCGGCTAGGTAGCAGTGGTCGCAGACCTTTTCTGCACGTTTCTGGCTAAGGTCCTGCGGTGCCCCCCCGGGCAGCAGGTCTGTCGCCAGAATCAGCACTTCTTTCATGTGGTGTTGTCCACGCGTGGCCAGCCACGCGGCTCTCGCCGCGTCGCAGGTTGCGCTCCCTTTGTGGACCCTCTCAACCAGTGAGGCTCGGGTGCGTGTATACGCTCCGGTCTCCGCCCACTTCATTTCTTGCGTCTGGGGTCGGAAACGGC